TATCTTGGAATTGACAGTGACGAAGACATAACAGAAGAACTGTTAGACACTGCAGACCACCTCATAGATTACCTAACAACACCTTATGCAGAAGGTGGTCTCGGTGTTCACGACACTAGTCCAACTTACTATGCTTACTATAGTATAGTTAGAGATTGGAGAGACAACTTAGAGTGTGGGTATTAAATGATTACCCGTAAAGAATTTTCAGAACAAGTAGAACGTTTAATAGTCAGAGGAAGGGGTGCAGATATTATGTCTGCAATTGTAAAAGTTTGTGAACTAAACAATGTAGAACCCGAGTCTGCAAAGAGGTTATTATCTCAACCTCTTAAAGAGAAACTAGAAGCAGAAGCAGCTGGTCTCAATTTAATTAATAGAGGTAAGAATCCTAAAGGAACTATATCTAGTTTCTTTTCAGACTAATAGGAGTTATTATGAAAAAAGGTGATATAGTAGCAGTAGTTGCTACAAGTGGTGAGTATGTTGGTGAGTTGGTTTCTAGTAAACCAGTGACACTTGCAAACCCCAAAATGATTGTCAACACACCCGAAGGAGGAATGGGTTTCTCTAAAGGTGTTGCAGTGACAGGTGAAGTGAATCCAACTGAAATGATTTTCGGTTCATACGTCTTTATTGCTAAGTGTAATAAAGAAGTGTCGGAAGCACACTTGACTGCAGTAAGTGGTATCGAAATTCCAAAGGAAAAGAAGATAATAACTTAATGACAAGTCGTGAAGGATATGATGCATACACTCTTTATCTTGGAATAAAATTACATTTCCATTCTAAAGATTATGACTTTATCAAATATAATGGTAAAGTCAAAAGTGATATAAACTCATTTCTTAAACGGAAGGACAAATACCATTTTGGTAAATTGTTCAAAACCCACAAACAAGAATTGCAAGACTTTTACATTGCAAACTTGTCTCTGAAAGACTTATGGGCGGGAGACCTACTTGATAACGAGTGTGTCAAAGTCTATAAGGACTGGAAGAATAGAAATCAGAAACTAACGTATCTTTTTGAAACGGAAGTTGCTGATTTACTTCGTAAGAGGAATATTAATAAAGTGTTAGAAGTGAAAAACGGACAACACCCTATACTCTTAAAAGAGTTCTTAGGTAAAAAGATATCCCTCGAGACGATGTGTATTTTAGATGAAATCATTGGTTATACTAATGATTGGGAACGATTGATTTCAGAAAATTTAGTCTATCCCGATATACAGAATAAGATAAACAAATACAAATCTTTTGTATCTGTAGACATTAAGAAGTATAAAGGGGTATTGATTGAGTTGTGTCAATAGATTCTAAGAAACACTAAATACGAATGTCGGTTAGAAACCCTCTTGTATTCTTATACGAAAGGGTGTATAATAGACATATACAATGCTAATAAAATGTTAATACAATAGGAGAATACAATGTCAACATCATTAGATAAACTAAGAGCAGCCATGGAAACGGCTTCACCTACAGAAGGTGCTAAAAAATCCTACTCAGACGACACTATGTGGAAACCCGAACTAGATAAAACTGGTAATGGTTATGCCGTGGTTCGTTTCTTACCTACTCCCGATGGAGAAGAGATGCCTTGGGTATCATACTTCGACCACGGGTTCCAAGGGCCAGGTGGTTGGTATATTGAGAAGTCTTTAACGACTCTTAATAAACAAGACCCTGTCAGTGAATATAATACCCAGTTGTGGAATACAGGTATTGAAGCAAACAAAGAGATTGCACGTAAACAGAAAAGACGTTTACATTATGTGTCTAATGTCTATGTTGTTTCAGACCCTAAAAACCCCGACAACGAAGGTAAAGTATTCAAATATAGATTTGGTAAAAAAATCTTTGAAGCACTTAAGGAAGCAATCTCACCAGCATTTGAAGATGAGAAAGCAATCAATCCTTTTGACTTAAGAGATGAAGGTGCTAATTTCAAAATCAAAATCCGTAAGGTTGATGGTTACTGGAATTATGATAAATCTGAATTTGATTCAGTTGCACCATTATTTACTGATGAAAATAGACTAAACGACATATATAAGAGTGTCCATAGTCTAAGTGGTATTATTGCACCAAGTGAATTTAAATCTTACGAGGAACTCAAAGAGAAACTCGATAGAGTATTAGGTTTACAAGGTTCAGTAAGTAACTCTACAGCAGAGTCAGTTGCAGAAGATATGGAAGAAGTGCCATGGTCTAATGTGAACACTGAAACTGTTGCAGAAGAACCTGTAATCTCATCAGCAGAAGCAACCTCACCACAAGTAGAGGAAGACGATGCGATGGATTACTTTAAGAAGTTAGCTCAAGACAGTTAATCTTCTTACAATGGGGTAGTCGTGTTTATTCAAAATGTGTCCTTGAAAATAAGACGACTACGAACTGAGGCCGTGGATTGGTTTAAATATGTAATGTATTTAAATTGGGGGTATTCAGTAAGGGAAAGGTCAATAGCATATAGCGGATTGGTCGGTGAAGAACGGGTTGCTGTAAAGCGTGGGGTGACTTCACATTTTTTAGGAAAATAAATATGCCAAGTGTTAAACCAAGATTGAATCCGAAGAATAGAATGGAAGAACCATTCGACAAACTTCTTCGTAGATTTAAAAAAGAATGCGATAACGCAGGTATCGTACAAGAGGTTAGAGATAGAAAGTATCACGAGAAACCTAACGATACTAGAAATCAGAAGAACCAAGATTTAAAGAGAAAGAAAAAGTTAGACCTTAAGAGACGTAACAACGCAAACTATAGAAAGATAAGATAATGAGTAATTGGCATGGTGGAAAGGGTTCTAAGAGAAGGAACTCAAACGAAGAAGCCTATGCTGATGGATGGGAACTTGCATTCGGCAAAAAGAAACCTGTAGTTAAGGTAAGAAAAGAAACACCAAGTCATGGTGCATCACAAGTCCATTCGGACAAAACAAAATATAATAGGAAGAAGTCAGACCCAATACTATAAATAGTAGTATGTCTCGACTCACCTTCAAAGAAATAGAATTACTTAAACCCGTAGAACTCCAAGAAAGACAGAAGGAGTCCTTAGACTGGTTTAAATCAAACCTCAAGACAATCAAGTCATATTCAAAACCCGATAAGGTCTTAAACCAAGCAGGTCAAGACATCATACCTACAGAAATGATAGTAGGAGAGATGTACATGTTTATGTATGATGCAAAACACAAAGATACCCTTCCCTATTACGACAGGTTCCCTATAATCTTTATGATAGAGAGATACAAGACTGGGTTCCTAGGACTTAACTTACACTACCTTCATCCTAAGCTCAGAGTAGGTCTACTAGAGAACTTGTATGCATACTCTAATGACTTTGATGATGAGAGTGTTGCAGATTATTCTGTTAGGTTAGGATTGAGATACCAATCACTTGCAACAGCATCCAATCTAAGAGTTGCAAAACCATGTATTAAACAATATCTATTTGAACACTTGGACTCTAAGATAGTTAAAGTGGAACCAAGTCAATGGGACTTTGTTCCTTTATTACCACTTTCTAAGTTTACAAGTGCAACAGGAAGTATAAATACTAACACAGTTTACAGGAAAAGTAGAGAAAAAATCTTATGAGTATAATAGATAGATTAATTGGTCTTAAATCGGGAGATGAAAATCTTCAGATAGATAAATTAAAGTACAACTTTGATGTTGGTGCTAGACCAAACTTATTCATGGTCAATATCTTTTGTCCTAATCTAGGTTTAAGTATTGAAGGATGGAGATGTGAGAGTGCAACTATGCCTTCTAGAGAATTAGAATCATCTCAATGGTCTGCGTACGGGCCTGTTAGGAACATTCCTAATAACATAACAATGGATGGTCAAAGAGTTCCTATGACATTTCTATGTGATGTACACTTTGCAGATAGATTTATAATAGATGCATGGCAGTCCTATATCTTTACTGCACCCTTTGATAATTATCACGATGATACAGGTAGTAGTCTTAGACCTACCTTTGCATATCAAGATGAGTATGTTGGTACAGTAGAAATAATATCTATGAGAAAGGATGGTAAGAATGCAATGAAAACTACACTTCATAATGCATTCCCAATATCATTTGGTCAGATGCAACATGGTACTGCTTCAAGAGACGAGATAATGAAGTTTGAAGTTAGTTGGTCGTTTGAAACATTTTCAACTGAGTATGTAGATGCACCTAAATTATCCTTACTAAATAAAGGTAG